TATAGGCGCAAATTCAGACCCCGCTAAAGGGGTCGTTGCGCTTGGAAGATCATCTATTGGAGGGAATACCCCAGGTGACTTTGCCACCCCAGATAGGGATGGCATTAGACGATCACCAAATCAAAAAGAGCATCTCCCGTATCTTGGGTTAGCCTAATTCTTGAAAACTTGATAAATGTTTGTAGATTTAATATATACCCATATCGAATAGCTATTTCATCTCCAAAAGATTCATCACCAACTGCAAAAGCCGCAGTGAAAATAGTGTCCGCCGTCAAGTTGACGAGATACCCGGTCGTCCCAGAACGACCGAGATCTGTTTCTACATCATAAGTTACAGTGGTTGTTCCAGAGTCCAGGGTATCCGTATAATATTTATACGGCGCTGTATTCCCAACTGTGTCAAGAGCGCCATATACAGGTTTACCGTTTACATCCGACGCAACCCTAACATTGTCAGTTGTTGTATAAGTCATTAATACCCAATCGCCTCCCAAACACCTGTTTGATCTGCTGTTGTTGTTATTGTAACGGTTCCGCCGGATATAGTCGCTACTGTAGACGGGGTACCTGTTGCCGATGTGTTGTTGAAACTTTCAACAACAGATAGCCCCGTGGCGATCGCGCCGCCGGTACCAGCTGCAGTACTTGCATAAGTCCCGGCAGTGCGTCTTTTGTTCCCGAATACTGCATATTTTGATGGATCAACGGTATAGGTAAAAGCCATTTAAGTCTCCTTATGAGCCACTTACCAAAGCAGTTCTATAACCACTAAACAAGAATACACTCGCCGTTCCAGCGCCAACCAGTGTCCCCACCTGAATAGCTACACCCTTTGCAGAGAAAGCTGTTGATCCAGAGGTACCATCTACAATCAAGGTTGTTCCGGTGGTCAACAATTCTAGGTAATCACCAGCTACGTGTGTTTCGTTGGCAAGCTTTGCGATACACTGGCCATAAATTTGGACAAATCCAAAATAACCACTTGTGAATGCAACCTGTGGGATACATACAGTTACGCCTGATGCTAAAGTGGCAGGGGCCGCAGTTACAACCTCAGCGCCAGCGGTATTAACACCAACCACTGTATAGGGTTGATATTGTGTCAATCCGGCGTGAGCCTTAACATACATAAACCGCTTAATGGCCGATGGATTATCAGAATCAACCATTTCATAAATAGCGCCAAGTTTATATGCATTGTTTATTGTTGCGCTTGGGGTAGTGAGATCATTTGCATAAATAGCATCTGGAGAAAATGGGAAAATACTCATTTGTTTAGCCTTTCTTAGTTTGTAAGCCCAGTAAGAGCACCGTTTACACGGCGGTTTTCACACCATAGGTTCCCAATATGATAAGATGTACCCGCCTGAATCGGCTGATTTGGAAGGATCTGTGTTCCATCAAAACCAGATTTCTTGGAACTACCAAATCCACAAAGAGACCCAAAGTTGAAGCTGTCACTAGATAAAATAACAAGAGTGTTGTCTGGGGCATTAGCATCAATTACCCATGGGATACCATTTACTTCAATGTTTCTAAATCCAGACTTCAACATTTCCTCGTTAGACCAGCGTTGCTGCGTTTGAAGCTGAGAAGAATATCTTGTTTGAATAACAGAACGAGAAAGCATAATATCCAACTCATAATTTGTTTTTAACTCACTTTGAATTGGCTTTTGGTTTAAGTTTTCAGTTACAAGACCAATGATATTGTTTATAGCATAATAAGAAACAACGCTTGTTGTGCTGTCAATTTCTGGGTACCAGTCGGGATAATCGGTGTTATTAATGCCCGCATAAGACACGCCAGACCCAGCCAAAAGTACATCCTGAATACCATTGAACTTCATATTTCCAGAAGTCCCAGACCCCCAGATAGCTTCTGATACAGTTCTTATAAATGTAGATGCCGCAGATGCTTTCTTGGCCAAAGCAAGAGAAGCAATTTTGTTTGCGTCACCTTCTGTATTCATGAAGTCGTTCAATGTTAATGATACAGTTGATTGGAATTTTTTATATTGCAATGAACCATAAACATAGTTTTGAGAAGGTTGAATATTTAGTACATCAGTAGACCCATCTATCCATCCTTGAGATTGGTTTTCTAAAAGGTTGACTGCAAACTGAAATGTTCCATTTCCACCGTTGAAAGAGGTGGCCCGCTTTCCTTGCATAAGAAACCAAAGTGCGTTCGCTTTTGCAAGACCGTCTGGAATATCTTTTTTAATCAACTCTTGAGTTGTCACAGCCATAATATCGTTATAGGCAGTACTAGACATATTTAATCACTTTCCTTTTTTTAAAAATCTTTTGAGTTAGAAGCAATGCCCATTATAGTGTCAAAAAATGATTTTTGTTTATTCGGCATTTTCCGGGCATTTCTTCCATCCCCACCAGGGATTGCCCTGGTAATGTTTCCGTTTATCGTTTTGGCAGTATCAACACTAGATTTTCTTTGGCTTGATTGAAGAATCCTTTTGTTAGCCAATCTATGAAATTCAGCAGACATATATTCAGGAGGAATATTTTTTTGTTTGCAATACCCAAGGAACTTTTCTTCATTGAATTTAAGCCCATGCTCTTTACACACAGAAGAAATCTCATCCAGCCCTTTAGTTATTGTTTGGAAAGCTTTCTCCTGTAACTGCTGATTTTTAAACTCTTGCAGTTCTTTTTTGACGGCTTCAGCTTCTTGAAGCTTTTGTATAGCCTCTTCTGGTAAATCTCCGTATTTAACACGTCGTTGTTCTTGTTCTATTTGTTGCAGGGTTGTCATCAACCCATCTTTATACTCTGGATTACTCTCAAAAAAATCAAGAATTTGCTGGGCCTTACTATATTTAGTTAGGCTTTCTTCTTTTTCGCTTAATTGAGTTTGGTATTTTGTCGCTTCATCTCTATATTTCGCTAATTCTTGTGCTTCTTTTTCTTTTTGTTTTAGTTCGCTATAGAGTTTATTTGGATCTCCACCCCACTGAGTCTCAAATCGCTCATCAGAATCCCAAGAATCCAATGGACTTCCTTGATACTCTGATTCTTGTGATCCAGATTCTAGGATATCATCATATCCTCCACCTGTTTCTTGACTAGATCCTGTTTCATTAACAGATACGTCTGCGCCTCCTGGGATATTCATTTATTGCCCTCCAAAAATAGAATTTGCAACAGCTTCGTCTTCGCCCATTTCCATCGGGGCTTCTTCTGCCATATCCCCCGCTAAACATTCCATGATTATGGCTTTTGCAGTTTCAATGTCTCCAGTTTCAAGTGTGTCCAGAACTTCTTGAAGTTTCCCTTTGTAGTATTGTTCGTCCTTAACCTCTCCTTGCATTTCTTCTCCTGAAAAAATGTCATCTTCTGATATTTGGCCCATTCCCATCCCGGCTGCATTTGGTACATTCATTTTAGTCTTCCTTTTCTTTTCTTGGTCTGCCTCTTCTAGGGGCATCTGTAATTCCAGTAATACTTACTTCTTCTTCTATATCTACCAAATTTTCAATATCATCATCTTTAAAAACATTTTCTAAGTCTAAAGACATCCGTTTCGCTTCTTTCTTCTCAAAAAGAACATCAAAAACAGATTCCGGCAAATTAAATTTAGTTCCTGCAAAAGATAATATATAAACCGTTTCTTTTTGCGATTGCCCACCAGGTATAAGCCCAATGATCTCACAGAATAAATCATCAATATATTTTATATCAAACTTGTCTCCAACTTTATACATTTTGCACTTCCTTTTCTGGCGAATCAATTAGCCCATTATCAACTAAAAGTTTCATTTGGGCATCAATTGGTAATTGGTCAAATCCAACAACCATTTTTTCAACGACAGGGGACGGGATCGGCATTTCTGACCTTTCTTTTGCTGCATTTTCAATAATATTCAATATTTTATGATAATTAGGGTAGTCCAAAGATTCCATCAATATTTTTACAGCTTCATAGCTTAATGGGTCTCCAAATACGCCCTTTTCCCACATCATCAAAGTGATATCAGCTGTAGCGCCTCTGGATCTTGGCATCTTTCGCCCGGTGTTTACTTCACACTCAAACTGAAATAAAGACAAATCTCCCTTTATCTCCTCTACAAGCATGATTTTCTTTGATTCTTTTTCATACTCCAAAATCTCAATGCTAGCAGGGATCCCTTCACTGGCAGGGTTTAATGATATGAACTTTTTCCCACCGCTTATGCGTAGGATTCTTGGAATGTTATAGAATGATTGAGCAATCCTCATCGACATATTGCTTATTTCTTGGAGAAATTCGTAATAAGAATTCTGAATCTCTCTAATGGACGTCATTGGGCTCTCAACCAAAGAATCAACCATTTTACCTGATTTTACATTGCTGGAGGTTTCCCCAGAAATCATTATGTCATTTACCCTAGCTACTTCTTTTGCCTCATTTTTTAGAACCTCTAACAAATTCATCAAATATTGTATCTGAGACAATGTATTATTTGTTAGAGGTACTGGCATCTTTGCAAGAGTGCCGGTCTCCATAATTGTTACCAACTGATTTATGAAGTTTGACTCATTTAGGATGTTTGTAATTGGATCCACCATAATTGTAGAAATGTATGATGCGACCAGCCAAGATAACCGCATAAAAGCATTGTTGTACCTCTTTTGAATAGGTATCAATTTTTCCATATCACCCTGTGCCCATATATCGGATGTCTCATACAAACAGGCGGAGGCTATTGGCAATATGTCTGATTCTATTTCCAGTGGTTTGTCCTCAAAAATACAATCATCTCCAGCAAATATGATTACACGCCCATAAGGGTATTTGAACCCTATTTCCATGGTCTCTGCTGTTTCCGAGCTAGTATCATCATATTTTGGTATAAATGTGCTATCGTCTCTCAAATAGCACTTATACACAGAGATAGAACTACTTAATGAATCAAGTCCTCCGGCGCCATTGACGTATACTTGCGATGCTGAGTTGTCTGTTTTGTATGTGACTCTCCCTCGTGGATCCCCTGAAGGATCCCCGCTTTTTTCGTTGGATTTCCCCATCAAACGGTCAATCATTTCTATTTTTTGAGGGTATTTTTTCTTTAATGTAATAGAGCTCATGTCCATTTTTATGATGAAATAATTACACTCTGAAATAGATGCCGCATTCGGGTCTGGAAATGCGTTCATAGGGGATATTGGCTGAATGCATACATCCCCTAGCCCCTGCATTTTGCTCTGGTCCCAAGACACCTCAGCGAAACATACCCCAAACTTTATCATATCACGAATACAGACACGACCTTTTTTATCTAGCTTATTTTCACGATTTATATAGTCGTTTATATCGTTCATGATGTCTGATATATCTTCGATAGTTTTTATTTCTTCGATATTTGATAATGCACCAATCACAGCGTTAACTGATGTTGTGACGTCTGAATCCATGGCCAAAGATACCTTGGTCTCTATAATTGGGTTACTGATATTATAAAAACTTTTCTTGTTTTGTGTTGAGTTGTCGTCAGTTCTCCCTAGGAAGAAGTTTTCGTAGTCTCTTAACTTATCGGTAGGTTTTTTGCTTTCCGATTCCTTTAATAACCTCTTGCAATGATCTACTAAAAGTTTTTCTTTTTTTTTCTCAGACTCTTTTTCGTTTGGTTCCATTTTAATACTTTCTTATCCCATGTTTATGCAAAACTCTGTTCACGGATTCTACAGTATTTTTGAAATCTTTATCATATCTCTCTTTTTCGTTTCTTTTTTGGTTGTGTGCAACTTCCTGGTCTATCTCTTTGTCACTCACCCAAGCCTTGCCTTTTTCTTTTGCGTATTGCTCCGCTTCTTTTCTGCCACTGAAAACTCTATTTGCACCAGGATCAAACCAAGAATGCATAACTGGTATAAAATTTGGCAAATTAGACTCTTTTTTTTCTTGCCGGTTAATAACTAACCGATTCCAGCTTACACGCTTCCCACATTTCCCACATTCTAAATCTGGTATTGTTTTGGACATCTCATGATCGTCTGTAAATGTACGGCTACTACAAAACTTGCACTCATAAAAAACGGTATAAGTTCCCATGTTTGCTCCTAAATCTTTGAGACAGTTTGAATGTGGTTCAAGTAAAAGTCTCTCAACTTGCTTCTAATTCTTATATCAGTAACTTTCCCGTTCACATAGTCATAGGCCCGTGTCTGTTCTACGTGAAACTCTTTCATGATATCGGATATCCTAAGGCCGCTTTGTAGATAAAGCTCTTTCAGATCCGAGTCATCTATCTTTGTAATAAAACGATCTAGGAAATTCTTCTGGAAATCATTTTTCATTGTCTGAACGTGGGCCATACATTCATGGTGCTTATCCCATAGCTGTCGGATAGATTGCTCCATCTGAACTGGGCCCGTCTTATGATTTAGGACATCCAGATATTCTTTCTGAGTCTTTAGGTTTCTTTCCATTTCTGACAACCTAGAATCTAGCGTCTCAGAAAACAGCTTTAGTATCTTTTCCTTGTCGATCCTAGAAAGAAAATCATCAACCTTTTTATGAATCCTCTTCTCTATTTCTTTTGTATCTATCGCCTCTTGGTTATTAGATTGTTCCAGGTTCTCAATAGCAACCCGAATCATAGCGCTTACCATTAATTTATCTGCTGCTTCCATTATCCTAACTCCTCTATTCTGTCTTTAAATTCTTTCTGTCCTGAATAAATCTTTGCAAACATTTCTTGAATCCTATTGACCTTTTTGGGGTCTTTAGAGTGCATATCCTGAATAAACGCAACAACGTACAGCATCGCATCAATTGCGTGGTTATTTTTGTCTTGCGTTTGTTCCGGCATATTTAGATCGCTCGTTATTTTTAGGTCTTTCCAGTGATACCCTCGCACCTCCTTTAGCAGATTGAAACAATTCTCGGTAATAAACAGCTGCCCCTTCCCAAACAACCGATTTACTTCTGCAATGTTTCTAATCTCGTCTTTATTACACTCCAACAACGGAACACCTTCTGATTCCAACTCAGTCCAAACACTTTTACCGTCACGATCAGGTCGCTTAGCAGAGTAATCATAAATAACTAAATGCTTCCCATGCCTCCTTGATTGCTTTGCGATTTCTTCAATGCTTTGCTCTGCTGCATAAAACTCATCGAATATTATTATGTTGTCATCAAAATCCTTGCAGGCCCAAACAAAAGCGGCTGGGTTCCTGTATCCGTAATCACCTCCTATGAAAATCCGCATACCTTTTTCAGGAATAAATGGCGGAATAACGTTTAACATTTGGTCAAACTTCTTCAAAACCATCAAACTGTGGGTATTCCACTGCCCCAACATTTTCGCCTTTCTCTCGTCGTCGTCGTATTCTTTCTCCATCGTCGATATAAAATCTGGAGAGTATTCGTCCAAAAACTTCCTATTATCATACGTCGTCAAATTCATGAAAAAAACATCGTCAGGCAATGGTGTATCTATGTAGCGAGTTTTAGCCCAACACTCGCTGGGGTTTCCCTCTGTAAACAACAATTTTTTCGGCAACGCAGAGACCCCACGTTGACGCCCAAATATCTCTTTAAACAACTTTGTAGGGATCTGCTCAGCCTGAGACACACAAATTAAATCGATATTACCCCCCAAGATTTTCTCAGGCTTATCAAACGCCCTAAACCTCAGCAGTGACCCATTATCAAAAACCACATCCTTCTTTGCGTCTTTATACCTATAACCTCGCATCTGAAACATACTGTTGAAATCTGAAACGACCGTGTCATCAAGTTGGGTATACGTCTCTCTAATCATTGTCATGGTCACGCGCGGAAACAGAAGCGCTATCTGATACATGGCCAGAAGAAAAACCATTGTTTTCCCAGCCCCATAGCCGCCCCACAGTGCGTATTCACGGTATCGGGTCGATTTAGAGATCGTTCCATCAACAAACAGAGCCGACCAAAACGCGGACTGTTTCTCATTAAGAACTACATCCATTCAGCAGGATCTAATCCATTAGCAACATCTATTTGATCTTTTTTGGTAGGTTTCGAGGTAGCGCTAGAAGTAACCACACGAATCGGGTCTATTCCGTGGTGTTTAGCCCATATCAATCTATTTGCAAATACCATACACAAAACAGCAAAGATCCCACCAAAAAACAAACAAAAAACAGACAAAAACGCAAAAAAAACAACATCAATCATGATCTGCCTCCGTGATACCAGAAAAGAACACTATCAAACCCACTAAAAAAAAACAGTAAATAAACGCGTCCATTATTCTGACGCGCATTTCACGATTACACGCATAAAATCCTTAATATCTGAATTGATGACCTGCTCACTATCGGCGCTATATCCCAGCTGAGCTGCTGTTTTGGCTGCGTTTATTCGAGCAGTCCAATCTGGCTGTATTATCTGGCCTGTCTCTCGGCTGTATTTTGAGACCTCGGCGTCCATGGCATCTAATAGCGTGGATGCTATTTTATCGGCGCTAATTGTTTTCCTGATTGCGTCACCGATTATAGAAATGGGTGGGATTGCGCTTATGGTCGCTAGTTTTCCGCTTTTTTTCATAGATGCAATTATTGCATTTATCCACAGGATGTCAACAGGTTATCCACATATTTTAATAAACCAAAAAAATAAACACATTTTAAACCGTAGTTATCCACAGGTTATCCACAGGCATTTAAGTACGAAACGCAAAAGTTATCCACAGGCTAAGCATAAATCTGTGGATAAGTATTTTGTTGACAAAAAAACACACATGCAAAACAATTACGAAGGTCGCCAGCTCGAGCACACCTTACGCCGTTGCTTACTTACTCATGGATGTACAGGGACCCCCTATTATCCCCCATATATCAATTGTCTGTGGGTTTGCTATTTAACAGACACTCATTAATCTCATACGCAGTCCCCTTGAGTGAGTAATCGAGTACCACTGACATAAGTTGGATGTCCTCCTGTGATAAAATGAGCCCATTTTCTCTGAGCTTCATCCTATAATCAGCAGCGGCACACATTAACGCCATGGCGAGTTCATTTAATGTTTTTTCTTTTATTCTATCCATTTTTAATTCCCTTTAACTTGTTACGCAGATACCAAATCTCACTAACAGCCGCGCGGCAATCAGATTTCCACTCATTAAGCTCGTCCATTGTACGTTCTATGAATTCGTGTAATTCCTCAATCTCATTTTGTTGAGATTTAATTATATCGGCAGCTAAAATCATGATGCTTGATATGCTATCCATTTTCAAAACCTTTCAATTCCATGTCAATCTCATGTAAATATCATCCAAACGAACAAATTTCTTTTCGCGTTTTTTTCTAACGGCCCATCCTGCCGCCTTTAGGCTCCTAATAATGTCCGGGGCATGGTAGTACAAGAATCTATGATCCCCACTTTGTGTAATCATGTCCCTGATAATAGCCTCCGCATGTTCATTTTCAGGATAAAAAACAACATACAACCCATTTTTAACCCAGCTGATATCTGTCTTCATTTTAATCTCCCATATCCCAAATGATTCGATGCCTAATTATAACAC